ATTCCACCACTTCAGCTTCGATTCCTCGTAAGCCCTGCCTTCGAGCTCGTGCTTTACCCTGGCCAGCAAACGCTCGACCATCATCAGGCGAGCGTCCAGGTTGTTGATCGCATCCCCGCACTTCATCAGCAAGCGCTCCTGCTCATCGATCCGGTTGGCCAGGTAAACCACATATTCGTCCACGCTAGGCTGCCGGCTCATAGATCCTCGCGCATGGCTTGTATGAACCACTTGGCAGGCACCACAGCCCGCCAGGGCTCGCCGTTGCGCCTAAATACCACGACCGGCACGTCCTCGCGTACCTGGCCGTCCTCGCCGATCTCCGCGGCCGTAGTACAGGCAGCTTCCACCTGTTTACACCACGCCTCAATAGCCAGCTTCTCTCGGCGCTTGACTTCGATCCGATATCGGCCGACCTGGATGTCGTCGCCGCCGTCACGCGCTTGGCCCAACTTACGCTTTACGACCTGGCCGAGCTCATTGGAAAGCATCTCGGCAAACTCGCGTTCTCCCCTGGCTCCCTTATTCCTGCTCGTTTTTCCGGTCATAGTCTTTATGAATGTTATCCAGTACGCAGGTTTCCAGCTGTTTAATCCAGCGGCGCTCGCGCTCCAGGTCTGCCCGCAGGTGCGTGATGGTGTCGATCGCCTCCTGGAGAAGCAAAGGCGCGACCAGGACGTTGGCGTATGTCAGCCGGTCGCGGATGTCGGTCATTTTGAGCCCAGCATGGCCGCCAAGCGGTCTGTCGTGGCCGTGTACCGGTTGGCCAGCATCTCGCTGACCGCCTGGTCGATCAGGCTGGCTCGGCTGCGGCGCTGATCCTCGGCCGCCTTGTCCAACAGCGCCCGCGTGGCCGGCCGCAGGCGCACCAGAAAAGGGGACAGCTTTTCTTTTGTTTCCATAATCCCTCCATGAGATAGCGGAAGGATATCCCAAAAGGCTGCGAATTCTCAACGACTTAGGGTTTCCCCTAGTAAAAAAATCTCAAAACGGTTTGACAAGGGCAAAAAAGGGGCGTAACTTTCGCTCTAACGATATCGCGTTGATATCGTTCAACTACTCAGAAAGAGAGATTGAAAACATGAACACAACTACCACCACAGAAAACGCCGCCTTTTTTTATATTGACGGAATCCCAACAAAAGGCACATGGGTCGAGCTTGACGAATCGACTACCTGGGAAACTATTGCAGAAGCAATTCGCGAGAAGATTCCTAGCGCCGAGATTGACGAGATTCTTTGCGCTGATGCCGAAGGCATGGCGCGTCACTTCCTGAGCCGCCATGATTGCTTTGACCTAAATGGCTGGCAAGAATGGATCGCCGCTGTTGAGCGGGCGCATTACGACGCCGAGATCATTGCGGCATATTGCGACAATGTAGGCCAGTGGGATGAGTCAGCGGTAACGGACGCAGAAGACAATTACTGCGGAACATTCGAGAACGCTGCCGAGTTTGCAGAGGATTATGCGGAATCGACGGGCATGCTTGAATCAATCCCAGAAAACTTGCGCCATTACTTTGACTTTGAGAAGTTCGGGAATGACATGCTATGCGGAGACGTTTTCGAATCCGATGGCCACTATTTTTACAACCGTTAAGAGGCCAGCCATGATAGACATCCTTATCCTTTTGGCCGGCCTTGCTGCCGTTGTTCTAACAATGCGCCCATGGGATCTCAAATGACCATCGCCTATTACCGAGTGAGCACAGACAGCCAGGGTCAATCGGGCCTTGGGCTGGAAGCGCAGAAAGCAGCGGTTCACGCCTTCCTGCGCGACCAAGTACCCACAGCCGAGTACGTCGAGGTCGAATCCGGCAAGCGGGCAGACCGCCCGCAGCTCGCCGCGGCTCTCGCGCAGGCAAAGGTTACCGGCTCCGTGCTGATAGTGGCCAAGCTCGACCGCCTAGCGCGTGACGTGAAAATGATCCTGGCAATTGTGGATTCTGGCGTGTCTGTCCGGTTCATTGACTTGCCAGACATTGACACGAGCACCGCCACCGGACGTCTCATTCTGACCGTGATGGCCTCCCTCGCGGAGTTTGAGGCCCGACGGATCAGCGAGCGCACACGCGACGCGCTAAAGGCCAAGAAGGCCAGAGGCGAGCGCTGGCAATCAGGCGACCCAGCCAAAGGCGCCAGGGCTGCTGTGTTGGCCAGACTTGAAAAGAGCCTGGAACACACTCAGCAGGTCGTCGCCGTGGTCGAGCAGCTCCAGCAGTACGGCTGCCGATCGCTGCGACAGATTGCCCGCGGGCTGGAGGCGCGAGGGATCAAGACAGTCACCGGCCGCGGCCAATGGCGAGCGCAGCAGGTGAAGGCCATTCTGGAGCGTGTTTGATGGAGATCTTCTGGAAGTTTCTTTTCTGGGTTGGCGTTCTCGGACTGTTTATTTTTTATGGGATCGCCACCGATCCGACGGTCAGAGCAGACCGCCGCAAGCGAGAGCAGGAAAAGCTGGCCATGGATTTCCACAGCCGGCTGGAGAAGGGAGCGCCGCGCGATGAGTGACGAGCTCGACGTAGGGGACGAGCCGGTCTGGTATCGGCTTGGGTTTGTTTTAACGGTTCTTTTAACTTGTCTTTTCTTTATTTAAGGAGTCTTGAAAATGAAAAAAGCATTGTTCGCTCTGTTGGTTGGTTTGTCTTTTGCCGGCACGGTTTACGCTGCCTGCTCTACCCATACGATTATGGTCAACGGTCGCATGGTGACCTGCACGACGTGCTGTTATAACGGCAATTGCACAACAAACTGTTTTTAAGGGGCCAGCCATGACACAGGAGCAGTGGATTCTAGGCGCGCTGAAAAAGAAGCGAAAGCTCACAGCGTTGGACGCCCTCAAGGGTTGCGGCTGTTTTCGTCTGGCTGCGCGGATCAGTGATCTGCGCAAACAGGGCCACAACATTACAACAGAGAGCATAAGCGCGGGCGGTAAGGTGTATGCCCGCTACCGATTGGCCAACAAAAAGGGGTGAGATTATGGTTGGAAAACTAACGCCAGACGATATGGCGTCGGCCTCGCTTTTGCCGGCGATTATGGGGCTCAGTAAGTACGCGAGCCCGAATGACGCGTTGCTGGGTTGTATTGATGCGATAGAGGGCCGACCGCGGCCAGACATCGGCAACGAGGCGATGTCCTGGGGAAATACCCTGGAGCCGCACATTCTGAAAGAGGCGGCTTTGCGGCTCGGTCTGGACAACCTGGACTTGAGCCATTCCAAGCCGTATTTCCATCAATTCTGGCGGCTTGCCTGCTCGCTGGATGGGACAGCCATCGGACGCGGGCAGAGGATCGAGCACGAGCCAGAAAAGGGGATCTACGTCTTGGGCGCCAATAGCATCATCTTGGACGGGCTCGGAGTGCTGGAGGCAAAGCTCACCGCGTCGGACGTCGAGGATTCCCCGCCACTATGGCGCGGGCCGGTGCAGCTCCAGGCGCAGATGGCGATCACCGGCAGCACATGGGGAGCCGTGGCCACCCTCTACCGAGGCGTAACGCTGCGGGTTTATCTGTTCGCACCCCATGAGATCACGCTGAAGGCGATCGACCAGGCGGTGACAGACTTTGAGCGTCGGCTCACCGTGTACCGAGAGAGCAAGACTATCGACTATTACCCGCCGATAGATTCTGCCGACGCCAACCGCACCTGGGCGGCCGCGGATGAGGGTGCCGAGCCACTATGGCTACCGGCCGCTGACGAAAATCTAATTTCGGATCTGCTAATTGAAAAAGATAAGATCAAGTCAGCGGAAAAACGTATTGACGAGCTTGAGAAGGCCCTCAAAGAAAAAATGAAAGAGGCACCATGTGCGCGAGTGGGGTCGTATGAAATCCGCTGGCCCATGCGTCATTACAAGGCGCAGCCTGAGCGCGTCGTGCCGGCCAGTGAGGCTCGATCTGTGCGCCAGTCAACACTTACGATTAAGGAGAGAAAATGAGCAACATAGTCAGTCAAGGTTTTGCGCCTGCCACCATGGAGGAGGCGATGAAGTTCAGCGAAATGCTCGCTCGGTCTAGCATGGTTCCGCGCCAGTACCAGGGCAAGCCAGAGGATGTCATGGTTGCCTGCCAATGGGGGCGTGAGATCGGTCTAGCTCCGATGCAGGCGCTCCAGAATATTGCGGTCATCAATGGCAAGCCATCAGTCTACGGCGACGCAGCAATGGCGCTAGTCCAGGCTAGCCCAGTCTGCGAAGGCATTGAGGAGATGATCGAGAACGAAGGCACCAGCAACCCGGTTGCAATCTGTATTGCGCACCGCAAGGGACGCAAGCCAGTCGTTGCCAAGTTCTCAGTTGAGGATGCTAAGCGAGCTGGCTTATGGGGCAAGCAAGGCCCGTGGACTGCGTACCCAAAACGTATGCTCCAGATGCGTGCCCGTGGGTTCGCCCTGCGCGATGCGTTTCCGGACGTGCTTAAGGGGCTCATCACAGCAGAGGAAGCGGCAGACTACCCAGACCAGCCAGCCAAGGACATCACGCCAGCCAAGCCGGCCAACCCACTGGACGCCTTGCCGGCACCAGTCGAGGCACCTGCGTTCAACGGCACCTGGTCACCAGAGGTTGACGAGGACGAGATCCCGGACACGGCGTTTGTCAATGAGCCAGACACGGTTGAGGAGGTTGTGGTAGAGGAAACTCCTGCGGTCTGGAGCCTATCAATCCCAGGCAAAGACTCCCAGCCTTTTGACAGCGAAAAAAATTGGTCGGAAAGTTACGACGAGCTTTGCGCCAAAGTCATGGCCAGCAAGTTATCACCGGCTGACAAGCTCGCCAAACTTGATGCACTGCGTGACGCCAACAAGTCTGCGTTCAAGCGCATGGACATGGACAAAAGGCTAGTCCATACGCAGGCATACGCCAAGCGTAAGGCGGAGCTAGGCTTCGGATAAGTACAGGGCTCGCTCGTCCTTGCGACGCTTGACTAGGCCGGGAAGCTCTTTTCCGCCGGCCTTAGTCCAAGCCATGAAAGCATCAGCCGCGGCGTCAAACTCACCGCGGTTGTGTTTCATTCGGATGGTTGATCTTTGGAGGTTGCCGAGCCCGACATTAAATGAGAAAGATACCAGGGCATCGAAGCGACCTTGAGTGAGGTCTTTAGGGCAGAGTCGTAATACTCCTCGCTCAAATGAAGCCAGGTCTGCGCTAAGGATCTCATTGACTTCTGCCATTGATAATACCCTGTCCCATCCGTCGGGAATGGGTAGATTTTTGCGCTCATTTAGAGCCACCCGAATATGGTTGG